GTGTTCGGGTTCGGTGGATGTCGGATCGCCGATATAAGGGAAGTCGATTGGTACCGCAGAACAACACGTGAGTATGACTACGCCGTTGTGAGCTACTGGGGCGTTACTTCCATCGGTAGTCGCACAGGGATTAGCAAGTACGAGGAGATTCCACCGAGCCAAGCTGGACCGGACTATCCCTACATCTGCACAGCCTGCGATACGCCCCTATGGTTCTGGTCAGACGTAATCGAGCACACAAAAGACGCACAAAGCGAGGAGGAGGCGCCGAACAGTCTATTTAAGAAGTTTCCTTGGTAAGATAAATCAAAAGTACGCATCAAAGGGGAAGTACCCATGGCATCACGTACGGTCCTTGTGTCGGACATCACCGGCCAGGACATCACTGAAGAAGAGCGCGTCACGTGCATCATTCGGGAGCACCCCTCCATCGAGTCGCCAGTCAAGCTGGACGCGGCCGACAGCGAGCTGGAGGAGCTACGGAACAACCAGGCAGGCTTCGCGATCATCGAGGTCGTGGACGGCGATGGTGAAGCCGAGCGCCTGGTGGTGTGGGTCGACACGTTCAACGGCCTCATCAACGGCGACGTGGACGAGCTGCTCAGCAACGCCGAGAAGGCCACCGGTACAACGCGGGCACGCAAGGCCGGCGGCGAGCGCATCAACTACGGGACCATCGAGCACGCTGGAGAGGTGCACCGCGGCAAGGTGACCGAGGAGGAAGCCAAGCTCGTGCGTGAGAACCTGGAGAAGGTGAACGAGCGGCTCGCCTCACTCGGTCAGCGCACCATCGACCCGAGCGACCCGAAGATGGCCGAGAGGTACGGGTTCACGACCGAGTAACCAACAAAGCGAAGAGCGCCCGTAGAACGTGGGCGCTCTTTTGCTATGGGCCTGACATCGTCGTGGTGTTCAAACACGGCTCAGACGCGAGCTGTGAAGCTCAGACGGCACCTTTATCGCTTCACAGCAGGCACGGCTACGTTCCACACGACCGACACAGCCATGGCAAGTGCTGATAACACAGCGGCTTTGAGGGTACTCAAGTTAGTCACATTGGCTATGTTCGTTGACATCGCGGCTAAGAAAGCCTGTACGAAGGTCTTCACTGCTCTCACTAATACTTCTTTGCTATCCATGTTCATCTCCTTATTTAACTAGGTAGGTTCCAGGTTTAAGCACGGTCGGCTTAGCTGCCAGCGCTGCACTCACCTTCTTCTGACGATTCGTGTACTCCGTCGAGTGCGTCAGCGCATGAAACACTTCGTTCCACGGCTTACCGACAAACGACTTTAGTCCTGCGTCGTCGGCTGGTCGGCCGAGTAGTGCTTGATACATGTTAATGACGTCACCCTTGTTCATAGGTGCTTCCTCCTGTGAGTTACTTACTAATGGTCGTAGTACGCCGGTGATCGGTCGGTAATCCCATGCCCAGGTAGCCGGATGCGGCTTCTCCCCCGTACCGGAATCTTGCTGAATCATCGTGTAGGTCGAAGCGTTGTAGCTGTGCAGTACTCCAGTATGGCCGTACGGATTCTCATACTGGTTCGTGTAACCAGGAGCCGACGTCGGCCCACATACAAGGATGTCGCCCTGCTGGAGTGCCATGCCACGCTTGAACGGTATCTTCTGGAAGTACTTAGGATTAGCTGCAACGAAGAGGTCTTTGGCGTTGCCGTAGCCAATTAGAGTAGGCCAGCCAACTCCAGGGAATAGATGCTGAGCCCAATCTTTCGGGACATCGACACAATCGAAGTCACCCGATTTATCGATGTCCAGCGGTGGCCCGCTCGTTATCTGCTTTTCCCATGCTGCGTATTGTGTTGCTAGAGACATTTATCCTCCTGAACTCATTTTCTCACAAAAGGTTCAACGTTAATAGCTTGCCTACGCCGAGTGAGAACACAGGAGTGTGAGCGGCCGGCTGAGGGTTTCCTGCTGGCGGTTGGGGATTACTAGTCGGTGGCTCTGGTGGCGCTGTAGGTGCCGGGGTCTTTGTTGGAGGGTTAGTCGATTGACGGGCTGGGACGGTAGCGGCCACAGACGGCTCTGGCTCCCTCTGTGCGGATGATGGCGCAGTACCACTCGTGCTCTGGTTATCAGCTCCGCTTTGTCGTGCTGGAGCACTAGGAGCAAAGCTCGTATCCTTGATGCAGGCATTGAACTGTGCACGGGTAACGACGGCTGATCGGTCGCGACCAAGCAAGGCAAGCTGACATGTATTAATCTCAACTTGTTCCGCCTGCGTCTTGTGAACTCTATCGAGTGCTGCCTCTGTATCAGCGTGAGCCTGTCGCAGTGAGCCCTTCTGCTGATTGATGAGCGTGTTCAACTGAGCGATCTGTACGTTCTGTTGGCGCAAGATCTTGATGAGCGTAAAGGCTAGAACAAGAATCGCAGCGAATGTCACATAGGGCAGCACATCGATTGCTTGCTTTTTGATCTCACGTCGATTCATTTGCCGCCCCCTTGTGTGATAACCACCAGGGCGGCCACGACAGCACCGAGAGCAAGCAGGAGCTGTTTCACGACGTCCTTAGTCTGCTTGGAGTCAGATGGGGTCTTTTCAGTGCGCTTGTACTCCTCGACGGCGGTTCGGGCGATCTCTTGATCTCTCCGCCAGGTCTTCAGGTCTGTAACGTCAGCAATCACTTCACCTACCTCTTTTTTAACGGCCTTAATCTCTTTCAACAAGTCAGCATTGGTTGGGTTCTTACGCTCAGCCATCGACTTGTATCAACTAAGGGCGGGCCTTCTGGGGCCCACCACACCGTTCTGTTAATAATGCCATGCCTTCAATATAAAGCAGATACTGCAATCAATAAAGCTAAAGTTTAGTTATGCCCCAGGATTATAAGCTCTGAGCCTATGGCGAAATCACCCGTACCGGTGTTCACCAGATCCACCTGTGAGATCTGCGCCGAGGTATTAACCCACTTTCCACGGAAGTCGAAGCTCGTAGGTCTACTTGAGGCAGCACCGTTTTGCCCGATACCTTGGCCCGCGATAAGCTTTGCCTGCGCGAGAATATTCAGAACGTCAAAGCTGCAACATTGGTTAGCTGATACGGTGGCGCCAACGACCATTGATGTTTGTGAGACGTTTCCAGACCAGGCGCCGCCATCCGATGACGACCAGTCGGCATAGTTAGTGCCGGTATCGCCATTAAAGCGTATACGCATGTTTATTTGGCCGCTGTTCAAAGCGGTAGCCATTATCTTCAGATGGTTGCGTGCTGGCAGTGAAGAGATAGATAAGGTATCGCCTGCGGAAGTCAGTGTTAACCGGCCAATCTCCTCCCACCAGACGCCAGCACCCGAACCACCGAAATCAATCTTAGGTGCAGTGACGGCAGTATTAGCTAGCTTGGCAGTCGTTACGGCAGCGTTCGCCAAGTTGGCAGTCTCGATGTTCCCGTTTATGACGGCAGCCAGCTGGTTAACTGGAGTATTGATGTCAGCGGCATCGATTGTCTCGCCATCGGATGATTGACTTGGTGAGATTGTTCCCATTACATAGTGCCTCCTAAAGCACTTACTAGATCTGAGGCACTTGTCGACGGCCCGGAATAACTGACGATCGGTGTGAAGAAGCCGCGGAGGTTAGCAAGCTTTGTCGCTTGCGCTTGCGGGGAGTCGCCAGGCTGCGGCAAATAGGTCTGTTCATAGAAGCGCTCTTCACTCGGTGGCATGGCTGCTCCGGTGTTGATGCGGGCAACCGAGTTAAGAATGTTGTGTGTCAGCGCCCGATACTGACTGGTGCCAAGCGCACCACTCTCAAATCCGCCTACAAGCGGCAACCCTTGCCCTGGTGCAGCATTCTTATTAACTACGCCAGGACTACCACCAAGCATCTGCTCAAGCTGTGCAATTGACTGCAAACCACCAACCGCCTGAGAGTATTGCGCGGCCGACGGCTTTGAATAACCAGGAGACCCGTTGCCGCTGGGGTTCAACTTCTGCATAGCCTGGACAATGTTCAAATAATCGCTGACATCCTTCGCCTTGCCGCCGTTCGCAATGATGTGCTCTATGGTCGTTTGCGCGTTGGTAGGATTGAAAGGGCTTGATGGGTCGAGGCCACCGCCGGCCGCTGCTCCTGGCGAGGTAGGACTACCGGGGATCATGCCAGTTTCGGGCGGCATCTGACCGGCATTTGGCGTACCAGTGGGCTTGGACGATTCAGCCTGCAACGCGCCAACTGGTAGTGCCCGACCGGCGATTTCCTTTGCACCAAATGCATTCTTGGCCTCATTCGGTGCAGCTTTTTGTAGCAGAGAGCCAGCAACAGACTTTCCAGCCTGTGCGGTGTCGTTACTTCGCAGGAAGCCGAACACACCACCACCGCCCTGGCTCTGGTCGGTAACAGCCTTATTCGCACCTACTAAGAATTCTTTCGCTTTGGCGAGATCAGCATATGAGCGATTAGCTTTGGTGATGCCGGGTGCTAGCTTCTCTGTTGCGTTCGTCAGCACGTCGCGGAAGTTGCGAGCTGCGAGCTGCTTTGCGGCGAGGGCCGTGCTTGGATTCTGGTTGAAGTTAATAACCTGCTTGTCTAGGCCGCGACGGAAGTTGACGACGCTCTTCACGTCGCTCGTTTGCTTGAGGAAGTTATCTGCTAATGTCGTCGCCTTCTTAAGAGTTAGTTCATCCACACCAGGCTGTTCACTAATGCTCTTAAGAAAGTCCTGCGCGATAGACTCGCGTTGAGCGGGCTTCAGAACAGCATTGTTAGTCATGAGGTGCGTATCAATGTTCTGACCGTGCGTCGCCAGCGCGTCCTCTACTGCCTTCACTCGCGCTTCTGGTGAACCAGGCTTGATTCCCTCGCTCTTGAGGGTCTGCCTGATAGCTGCACTGTCATAGAAGCCCAGCGGCTGAGAACCTGCCGCCTTCTCTCCGATACCGAAGCCACCAGCTCGGGCTTCCGTCTGAGCGCCCTTGTTGGCTATGAACTGTCTGAGTGCACTTGGAGCAGTCCCCTTCTCACCAGCAGTCGCTAGCGCGTCGGCAAGACCTGCTCCACCTTTAAGTGCACGAGCTCCACCTATGACGGCCTTCCCGAGCCGTATCGGGCCAGCGGAAAGCGCACCCTGTTCGAGGGCCTGGCCGACCACGCCGCTCCCAAGACCCTTACCTTCAACCTTGTTCTCAACGACCTTGCCGGTAGCACCACCGGCAGCTCCACCAAGGAGCGCACCAAGTAGGCCACCAACAGCCGTACCAACGCCTGGAAGCACGGCGGTTCCCGCCAGTGCTCCACCGGCAGCTCCACCCGCCGCACCACCACCAATGCCGCCGATAGTCGGGAACATGTGGGTTAAGAAGTTGCCACCAGATCTTTTTCGTGGATCAACATATGCAACTGGTGATACTGCATCATTGAATCCTGCTTTGTCGAAGCCCTCAAGTCTCATAATTTTAGGTCCCCCAGAATAATGGGCTAAATTCTTGTTGCAGTGCCTCAGGATGCTTGTTGTACCAAGCCTGATTGGCCCGAATCTGGTTGTAGGCTTGCTTCGCGTACGTGTCACCCTGCGAGGCCATCTGATGTAGCAGCGTGCCGATAGGAACCTTGTTCATGCTTGCGTACGAGGCTGCGCTTATTGCCTTGCCGGTTGAATCACTGAAGTTGAAGCCACCGTTCGGGCGTTTAATCATCATGGCAGCCGGCGTTACGGGTGCTGCTGCGGAACCACCGCCACCACCATAGAGCGATGACATAAGCGCGTCCTGCTTAGCTTGTGCCCGCTGCTGTGCGGCTAGTTGTTCACGTTGGAAGTCGAGCTGTTGCTGTTGCTGTTGTGTACCCAGCGCAGTCTTGCGTTGGTCAATGCCGAGGTTGTTAAGCGAATCAAGCAATGAGGTCTTCTGGTTTGTGTAGGCTTGCTTAGTCTTGGCGACAGCTGGAAGGAAGTTGCTCGCCGTATAGGTAGCCTGTTCGCTCAGCGGTATCCCAGAAAAGCCCATGCCCCGATCGCGTGCACCGTTCGTGATGTCGTTAAACGCCTGGTCTTTGGTCGCGTTGAGCCCCGAGATGTCAGCGTTTTCCTGTCCCGGCAATGCCGCGATCTGCTGGTTAATCAGCTTCCTCGAAGGGTTATACGAGGCATCTAGACTTTTTATAATCTGGTCGAGTGTCTGAGCCAAGAACTACACCGACACCTACCCTAATAGCTAAATAATACCATTAAGGATAGTAGAATCAAATACTAGTTTGTCGACTCCTGCAAAATGTAGTACTTCACGGATTGCGACGATACGGTGCCTCCTGGCACGATTCTTGTCAGATAGATATTCGTCGCATCCGACGACACGAATGTCATGTCAGTAATCACGCCCGTGCTGCTGCTCACTCCGATGCTAGGACAGAGGTTGAACGACGAGCCAAACTGTACAGTGCCCATCACAATAGGCGTGAAAGATAATCCGTGGGCTATTGTCTTGGTGCTGCTTGACGTGCCGGATGACGGTATGGTTCCGGTGTCCGTAGCGACAATCTTAAAGACATCCTGTGCGCTGTTGAATACCAGATCGCTATTGCTTCCCGTCACCGCATCCTTGCCGGTCTTTGCTACCTTCAAGACAGGATTATTATTTGCGTCAATGTAGGCAGCGATACTTACGGCACCGGTCGTATCTTTCATAAGTATCCCGGTGCCTAGATTGTTCGGCAACTTACCTTGTATGAAGGTCGGCGTACCAACAGGGCCATTAAAGGTCTTGGTCACCGCTTCGTTGTCAAGCTGCGCGAAGTTGTTGTTGATGGTCGCCAGCGCTTGCTCCCAATTAGTACCCGACTGGATAGGTGAAAAGAGGTTAGGCATTAGATTAACCTCTGTGTTTCTATGGTTAATACGTGGCCGTCAAAGCTGATGGGCTCACGAGCAGCGTGGTGAGCGTATCGAATCTGGAGACGTCGCCATTCACCGTTAATCCGAAGGCTACTATCCATAGGGTTCAGCTGTTTTGATGACCCATATACCGAGCCATCGCCCCACCTGACACCTGATCCGAACTTCGGCCCCGTTGCCTGCACCGATACGATGGTAGCGGTAAAGACGTCTCTGTAATCGACGGCATACCCTACCTCGACGCTATAGTTGCCAGATTGCGCAGTAAAGTGTGGCCTGTACATCGGTGCGCGTTTCAGCTGGGCCGGCGTCTCATAGTGTTCATAACGTGTGCGCAGCTCGTACGTCAGCGGCTCACCCATGTTCGTGTAGTCATTGGTGCTCTGCTCGGCGAGCATCAGCATGCCCACACGATTAGAGGCAAGCAAGAAGTAATCGTTAGTATCAAAGCGTGAGTAGGTTCCACCGACATACATATTGAGGTCTTTGCTTTCCCATATATCGTACGCGATGTTGTACACCAGGCAGGCACTGTTTATTGCACTACCGTTCTCGGTATAGAAGACGTACAGTCGGTTGTTGCGCAGCTCCAATACCGTGTTTTCCTTCTTGAGTATGCCTGTCCACGTATCAAGGACGTCTTCGGCGATGTTCTTCTCTTGCGTGCCGTTGAACTGGTAAATGCCGTCGTCTGAAGCTATGTAGGCGAAATTCTGATCGAAGGCCACCGACTCCTGGCTGTACGTGCCCTTCTGGCCCACGGCGTTGTCGAGGCGGAAGGTGGCGTTTTCCGATCCATAGAGCACATACTTATCGTTGCGCGTACAGAAGTACAGGTTGCCCATGATGTTGAACTCGGCTTTCACCGGATCGCTGGTCTTAGGCGCGGGAACGTAGAAGAAATCGGTACTGGTGAAGGTCTCGTATATACCAAAGTTGGTGTAAAAGACCTTCTCTGGGTCATCCGATGACACATAGAACACCACTCCCTTGTGCTGGATGATGCCAGCGGCGTTTTCTGGAGCAGTCGTTACCTCAGCGGCACTTGTAAAGTCATACTTGCGCGGCTTCTGCTGTCCAGTGACGTAATACAGCACGTCACTGACAAACTCGAAGCGGCAATAGGTAGATGCTCCACTGAGCCCACTATCAACGAGCGTCGTGGCACCCGTGGTTTCGTCAACTGAGTAGACGTTCGTGCTATGCGCGAAGAACGTATAACTGGCACCGTTCGGCCTGCGGATACGAATCGAGCCAATACAACCACTAGCCGTCGCCGTCGAGAGTCTGACGTTCAAGGCGTAGCTCTGGCTGGTCCACGTGCTACCGGAGGTGGTGCTGGTCTCACCGGTTGACGCTGATGTCGTGCTGCTCACCGAGTAGCTGCCACTGCCGCCGGCCTGGACGTAGCCCACGATCCAGTAGCTCGTGCCGTTGACGATGGATGGGCAGGTGATGAACCTCCCCATGCAGTACGCGTAGCTGCTGGTCACTACCGAAGCCTTGATGGTGGTGCTTGCCAGCTCGATGCTGGGACCACCGTTGTCACTGTAGAGCGCTAGCACTATCGTGCCGGTGGCGCCGGACGCGTTCTTGATGTTCGCCTCTAGACCAGTCAGGTTGCCGTCTGCGACCGCGGTGACCTTCTGGGCGAACCAGTTGCTTACCCCAAAGCTGACGTCACCCGCGCCGCTCGTCGAGGTGACAGAAGCGTTCACAGTCTCGCCAATAGGGATACTGAATAGATCCGTCCCCTTGCGGGTGGTCCACTCACCTATACGTGTCTCACGGGCATCAGTGACATAACGCCACTGATTAGTAGGCATGTCATCGTTGCTCAGGTTGGTGTTGAAACCTTTAATGTATTCGCAGTCCTTAGTGACTGTCTTGGTGGTCGTCACCTTTGGCACGTTCACCGGCCGACGAAGACGTGAACGGCTATACATGTACCCGAACCCTCGATGACTTCATACGGGCTGGTCCTACTCTGGTAGCGGGCGCGTAGCGGATAAGCATCGATTCCCGCATGTCTTCGTAGTCCTGCTTGTACGTAGCAGCTATGTCGTGGTTGCCGCGATACTTCTCAGCCTTGGCAAGCGCGTAGAGCTCTAGAAGCTCACGGAGACTTTCAGGTACATCGGGTACGTCATCTGGGGCACTCAGCCTGGTTGCTGATCGGTAGTAGCGCTGTTTCAGTGTGTATGCCTTATCGACAGGGCAGTTGAAATAGAGCTGATCGCCGAACTCCGTCCATGCTCGCGGCATGGCGTTTGTCTGTATCTCTGGAGCAGGGTACTGGTCAAAGAAATCACGATGCGGCAGGTAGCTATTTTCATCAAGGATGAAACGAGAGCCAGTATTGCTCGGATCGTACAGCACGCCACCAATAGTCGATTGATGGTCGAGCTGCTGACCATAGGTATATTCACCAATCGTTAGCGAGCCAGAGATCCGTTTCTCACAGAACTTGAATAGGTGCGTGTTGAATATGTCAGCTTGGCCGGCGTTCAAGTAGCGGCTTATTCTATCCGTAGAAAAGCTGCTATCCTTCAAATCATCCTGGACGGAGGATTGCAAGTCCGAGAGCGTATACGCCATTTAATCTCACGACACTTACCCTATGCCATAAAGTATACATCACTCGGCGCATAAACTTAATTGCCTGGAATGAATGCCCCGGTCTCTTCGACTTTTGGTGTCCAGCTTCCAGTGCCCACATCATCTCCACCACTGATCGTGGCAGTAACTTCATTTTCCGGAATCCACACCACTGCTGCACTGTCATCGCCCACCGGCAATAGCACGAGCACGGTCGGCGCATAGAAGCCCACTATCAAAGCTGCCGTACCGGGTTTCGCTATTGGGTTCGTGATTCCGCTGACTGTTGGCGGGAATGCGCTCATAACAAGATGCAGCACGCTCGGCGTTACTGAGACGGGTAGAACCACCCTGGGCGCAAACTTCGAGATGGTGAGCGATGCTATGCCCGGCACAACCGTGCGTGGTCTCACTACCGTTGGCGCGTAGGTAGAGATAGCTATGGCTCTTACGCCTGGTACTACGACCAACTGACTGCTCAACACCACGGTGGGCGCCTGGCCGGTGAGTGTCAGCGAGGCCGTAGCCACCTGCACGGTGCGGTTGGCGGTAGCCGAGACCACAGGTGCGAGACGCGTCAGCGTAATCGAAGCCGTGCTTGGTGTGGCTTGCCGGGGCGTATGAACGTCTGGAGCTAGCCGGGTCGTCGACAGCACCGCGGCGGCTGGCTTCACGGTGACCGGCGTCGAGCTGGTAGGTGCGTACGTACTAAGGCTGAGCGAGGCCCGGCCTGGTATCACGGTCATGTTGGCCGAGGTCGTGACGGTTGGAGCGAACCGGCTTACCGTCAAGCTCGCCGCAGGGATAACCACTGAGCGGTTGGCGGTAGCCGTCACGGTCGGCGCGTAGGTGGTCAGTGTGAGCGCCTTGGTCGACGGTACGGCCTGCCGAGGTGTGACAACCGATGGCGCGTAGGTCGTGATGCTCAACGAGCGGGCCGGCGGCTTCACCACCTTGTTGTCGCTGACACTGATGCTCGGGGCGAAGCGACTGGTAGTGAGGGACGCTATCGCTGGCGTCACCCGCTGGTTGTTGCTCACGCTCACCGTAGGGGCGAAGCGACTGGTAGCCAAGCTCCGAACGCTCGGGATAACGGTCTTCGGTAGCAGGATCGTCGGGGCGAAGCGTGATGTGGTCAGGCTTGCGACGTTTGGCGTGACGGTAACGCTCGTCACTAACTTGAACGTTGCAGCCAACATCACCCAGTGACCGCTTGGCGCTAAGGTCATGGTGGCCGTTTGCGCACCCGTGGCACTAACCGTCTTGTCTTCTATAGCAGCCGCTTGCAGTGAAGTTGTATTCACTACCTGCACTTTGTTCCCATAGCCAGTGCCAGCGGTAAAGGTGGTGGTCGAGGTATCGTTAGTCATGCCGCCACCAATAACTAGCTCACTCGCCTGTGTCGTTGCAGGCGAAGCTCCCGAACTCATGGCGGTACCCGTTATAGCGTGGGCCTTGGCTACCTGATCGAGGGGGCTAGACGTAAGTAGTCCTGAGTATTCAGCGAGAACCACAGCAGCGACGACCGAGTGGGCATAGTTAATGGTGACGGTGTTCGCGCCACCGGTAGGACTAGGGGCGTACCATATCTCACCATCAACGAAGCTACCCTCGGTGTCGGCTACTGCACGAGCATAGGTATTACCAAGCGAATCAGTAATGCTACTAATCTGGTTGAGCACACCAAAGTCATCACTCGACACCACGATAATGGTGTTGCCGGCCGTGATGTTACTGGTGAAAGTCGTCGCTATCGAAGTTGCTGCGGCACCCAGACTGTTCGTTTTAGTCTGTACCTGTGCCATATGCTAGTCCTCCATTAAGCCAAGGTGAATACGCCACTCGCATTAATCTGCACAGTGAGGGTATTACCATCCGTGGCGGTCACATCGGCTGGCGTAGAGTCGAGCAAGCAGTAGCAGAGCACCTTGCCGCTCACCTCGTAGATGACTGCAAATCGGGCAGTAATCGACCCGCCTGAAGCAGTCCACGTTTGGTCGTCACAATCCACTGTTACCGTTGTTGTTCCGCTCAAAGCCATAGTCAATGTCTTGCCACCTGTGGTATACCCATTGGCGCTTGCTACTTCGTTCGTAAGACCTGCATAGGTAGTGCTTGAAGCGCCTATGTTTGATGTTGATAAGAACAGCGCCATCTTGAATGTGTCGCTATCGAGGTCAAAGTCTCCGTTTACGAGGCTGGTCCTCCCTGAGTTCGTGAATGTCCATGTGCCGGCGGCCATAGTTTATATCTCCATTTATACTTTGGATTATAAACAATAAGTACAAACAAAAACAGCCCCAAAAGAGGCTGTGATTGCGTACGAGGCGACGTTAGACGCGAAGTAACGAGTAACCAACCGAGTACGTCACGCTGTTTGCATTGTTAGCAGTGACGGTAATACGGAAGGTTGTTGGCAAGTACTCTTGCGCAATAGCGTTAGCTGATGCGGCAATTGTTGGGCCAACCTTGTAGTAGTTGGTCGTCACGGTCGTGACCGCAGCACCTTGCAGCAGTGTGCGGTACTTACCGGAAGCAGCATCCTTACCTTCAATTAAGATGGTGACGCTGCCTGTACCGGCGGTGGTGACGTCGAGACATACCACGAGCGTATTAGCTGACAGGTTCGTGATGTCCGAACCAGTCTGCGTGGTTGTACGAGCGGCCGAGGCCAGAAGGGTCACATCTTGGTTGACCCTCGTGTTCTCGATTTCGGTGAGGCTATACATTTAGTGTTTCTCCTTATTGGGCGGCTGGCCGGAAGTCGCCGGCCAACGAGCCCTTCAACGTCGTTTCAAGCTGGTCGGCACGTTTCTTCAACCGCTCCATGCTCCAATCCGTCATCGCTGCAATAGTCTGGGCTGGTGCATTAGTTAAAAGTTGATGGTCGACAATGTCTTGGACCGTAGCTTGATTGCGAATCGCGCTGGAGGGGTCTTGCATCTCTTTAAGCTTCTGCTCGCGGAGACTAAGCACTTCACCCTCTTCAGGCTTCGACTCAGGCTTTGTTTCTTCGGACGTTGGTTTAGTAGTTGACATATGAATTCTCCTTGATGGCGCTAGGGGCAGGTTATGCCCCTAGACAGCCGATTAGACGAAGCTAATCTTGACGGCGGTGTTGCTGCGAAGAGCTGTGGTGCCATAGATGACATCACTGCGCTGTTCCCAAGCACCAGAACGAACGTTGTCCCAGCCAGTTACGTCAACACCCTTTTGGAGTGCGAGCGCAGCTGACTCTTTGTGGAACATCAGGGCGTACCCGGAACCGATGTTGTTAGAGACACGAACCTCGATGCCATACAGGGCGAGGACACGGCCACTCACAACCGGCTTACCGTTGGTATCCATGATGTAGTCCGAGCTGGAGAAGCGAGTCTCAGCCAAGATGTCATTGAATCCATCTGGGTTAACTGCCAAGGTGACGTTTTCCCAGTCCTGGACGTTCTGCTCACCGAGCACCTGCATAGCTGCACGGATCTTGCTGTCAGTCAGGCCGGTAGAGTTAGCTGCTATTGCGTAGCTAGCACCACCAGCTGTAACAGAAGCAAGTATAGCGGTCACAACATCTTGCTCGATCGCGTCGTTCAGGACATAGGCTGCATCAGTGGTGTACTTAGAGCGAAGCTTGTACTTGCTCTGCACTTCCAGCATCTTGTAGATCTGGTGCGCTTTGTACTTCCACTTGTTGATAGCTAACTGGATTGCTGTCTCGGTAGCGGTGTCAAAGGTGACATCCGTACCCTGAGCCAGGTCACGAGCTGAGCCTGAAGTACTGAACGGCAGGATGTTAATCGACTGGCCGTACTCTTTTACTTCGTCGTCATAGCGGTCGATACGTTCCGCTAGAACTAGCTTCTTTTTAAGGTAATCTAATGTATCTGCTGCCCACAGTTGCGGGCGATAATCTGAATGGGTTGTGGTTGTTGAACCTGCCATAATTGGTCTTTCTTATGACTGCGGTTCCTCCTTGCCCTAGTTCGGAAGTAAACTCGCTGTCTTTAAATTGCTATGACAACAAGTTGTTCACGATCTTCTGTGTCTCAGGCTTCGCACGTTCGGCTGATGATAGCCCCGCATACCAGGAGTCGAAGTTGTCCTTCGTCACCTCGGCGGTACCCATTGCCGATGTCGTCGCCGCACCGTGTATCGCTTTCGCTTGCTGTTTAGATGCGACGTCTTGGAGTGCTTCTTTCCCGCCAGCGGCTTTCAAATCAGCATCACGATTGGTATCACTACCACGAGCCATGCTGTATAGCTGATCGAGTGATAGATAGCCAGACTTCACGAGCAGCCCGAGGTTCGGGTTCTCTGTGACAATCTCAGCCATCTTCGGCTCTAGCGTTCGGTCATGGCCTTCCTGTTGCCAGAAGTCATTGACCGCTAGTTTCAACTCAACCGCTTGGATGCGGGCGAGCGCCGGGTCGTCTTCTGATCCTTGGGCCGGCGTCTCAGGCTGCTGCAGCGCTTTTCCAAGCTCTGATGCCTGTTGACGGGTGCGCTGATACTCCGCCTGGTTATCCATAGCGATTTTGGCTGCTTTTAAAGCCCCCTCGCTGTCAAGGGTAATGCCCTTGCTCTCGGCGTAAGCTTTCAGCTTCTCATCCACTTCGGGTACTGATGCACCTGCATCGCCCGCGGTTGATGATTTATCTTGCTGTTCGCTGGTGCTATCCGCCGGTTGTTCCGCCGTTTGCTCTGGTAGTGCTTCTTCAGCGCCAGGACTGCCGGCAGAGGTCTCGGTAATGGGTTGTTCGTCCATTGAACGTTCCTCCGTTTATTATCTATATCCCCTAACCACGGCTCAAGGTGGTTAATTGTTAGTTGGGGCAGTCACTACAGCCAGTCGTACTGCCATTGCATCCGTTCTTGCATTTTGTTTCTTTTTCGTTGAGCAACCGCAAACTATCAAGTCTGTTGCCCCTGGCGTCGTAGCAGCGAATCTTCCACTCGCTACCAACAAAGGATTGGTCGTACTCAATCATTATCTTTGTTGTACCCTCGGGAAATTGATTCAAGAGGGTATTGCCTATATCTTTGTAAAAAGTAAGTATGTTGCTTTGGATATGCATAGCTATTCCTTTCAACTTGAGCCGCAGATAGGGATATAGATTGTTAATGTCGCAACCCTCGACCTAGCCGCAGACTCATTAGGGTAAGTGGAGGTTTTTAGCCTCTAGCAATTTGCTTTTAGTTGCAAAACGCTCTGCTGCTAGGTGTTGGGTCGGGGTTGCCCCCGCTACTGCCATCGAGTGATAGCACTAGCCGAGGCACACCAGCTAATTCTTCTTATCGAAGTGCCCCCCTTCTAGTAAGCGTGCACGCTCTTGTAAGAAGTCGATAGCAAGCTTGACACCAGCTGCGCGCTCAACACACATAGCTTTCTGCGCAAGCGATAATCCATGCTTCTCAGCCTCTTGGTGCAGTGCGTTGTACTGAAGCGAGAGCTGGGTGATGTAGTACTTGCCGAACTCACTGCTGAGAAAGATCTGACACAGCTCGGCTACCTTCTTTGCGGTTAGCTTGTCTTTCATGCTGCTACTCCTTGCGGTGCCATCTCAGGAGCCGGCCCGGCGCCAGGCATGGGGCCTGCTGCCTCTCCTGGTGCCCCTGTCGGCATGGATGGCTGCATAGGCTTCTGTGAGCCGATTATCTTGTCCAGCTCTTCCTCGGACAGGTCGAACATCTTGGGGTAGAGAATCTTCTTCGCTTCCCATAGGTCGTTGGTGGGATCAGCAATGATGACCTCGTACGCCTGGGTGGTCTGTTGCTGCGTCTTCTGCTTCTGATTCTGAATGTTCGCTTCAAGCTGGATTTTCGGCTCGTAGGTCTCATCAAAGTGAGATGGGTCGTACTGCATGAACTTCGGGCCACCAACCGAGCTGACCGGCACGAGCTGCTTCTCTTTGATGTGGTGCAGCATCATCTTGTAGACGATCTTCGCCCGCTGGTAGAAGCCTTCACGCTCCAACATGCGGATGTAGAGATCGAAGCGTTGGCCGGCTTGGTTAAGCTGCGCCTTTATCTCAGTTGCGGTGTTAGTTTGGTCGCTCACCGTGCCTTTGACTATTTGATCGACGCCAGTGGCTTCATTTATCTCATTCTTGATGTTAAGTCGCTCATTGAAGGCCGCGGATGGCACGATTGGCTTAGTCACTGGCGCGAGCGAGCCAGGCTTAAACGGATGCACGGTGCCGGGAGCGTTTGTTAAGTCTTCAAGGTAATCCGAATAGACCGGGTCGAGCTCGTACTGTGGATTCAAGATGTCAGTCACCGCGTCGACGCTCTGGTTCGTCATGTCGTTCAACAGCTCGACGGCCTGAGCGATAGGATCAATGATGGCCTTGCCGTAGATGATGGATTCGTCAGCGATGAAGCGGTGAATCACGAGGTTATGCATGCCCAGGTCGTTTGGTCGGTTCTCTATCTCAGTCGTGCGGTTGGCAACGCTCCGGATAGTCTCGCCATCGTTAATCTCGATGACTTCCACCAGCTTTGAGCTATCGCCGATGGAGCCGATGAACATCTCTTTCAACTCTTTATCGGTCTGATCACCATTCCCCTTGCCTGGTATGACACCGGATAGGTTGCTGAAGCGGTTCTTAACCTTCTTGGTATCCGGATCAAGGATCACCTCGGCTTCAAGCGCTTCTTTGGTCGTCATATAGCGGCGACCGGTGTAGAAATCCTTTGGATCGGTAATAAGCTGCATGGGATCTGTCAGCTTGGGATCAATGATCGCGTCGCGCACCGGCAGGTTGATGATGCGTGGCTTATCCACATCCCAGTACACATACTCACAGCTCGTACCAAAGATGAAGCCATTGCGAATCGTCTTGATACTCTTAACGTCCCAGTTGTCGCAGTCCCAGAAGTAATCGAACTGGGCGTTGAGCGCCTTGAGGTTCGGCTCCTTGCCACCGTTTTGATAGGTGGTCATGATGTACTGGAACATGTCTTGCGGGACGAAGTCGATCGATGGCCGGCCGGCGGCGAGCGCAGCGGTGATCGTCTCGACCATTGAGAAGGGCATCGGCACGAACGTATTGGTAATGCCCTTGTAACTTTCCATCCAACGCTGGTTGTTGTACAGCTTGTAGTTACGCTTCCAGCGGTCGTGATGGTTATCTTTAGCGTACGTCCATGAGCTGTCGAATAGATCTACGACGTCTTTTACCGCAGCGGTGGGCTTGCGTTTGTTGCTGTTGTTTGATGCTTTAGCCATGTACTGATGATTTAAGAACACCTATTATGATCTGCATTATAAATCATGCTCATGGTTTTGCCTATCTTTGATTTATACGCTGCTGCACCCATGCTGGCGTCTTAGAGCGAGTTACCTTCATAGGCCGTAGGCTTTCCATGCCGTAGCGGGCGGCGTCGAGTGCGTGGTCATTACCACGCTCAGGCTCATTTATCTGCTTACCATCTCTGTCAGTCATCCATAAATAACCCCGATACTCACGGATGAGGTTTACGGACTGCTTGGTCACACTGATCTTCTGCTCCTGGACGAACCCTATACTGGCCTTCAAGTATGACTTCTTGCCATCGCCCACCTTCTTTGCACCCAAGATATTGACGCCGTATTGCTTCACTTCCTCAATGCTCTTAGGTTCTGCTGAGTCTGCCATGACGAGCGTGTTCGGCCGATCGAGCATATTCAGAAAGTCAGCAAGTGGCTTGTTCGTCATTCCCTTGCGATATAGCCGCTCGTTAAGTATATAGCCGCCGTTGTAGTAATAGATGTCCACTATGGCCGCTGGGTCGACACTAAAGCCGAAGTCCAGGCCACGACGCTCTAGGCGTGCCTCGAAGGGAATGTCATCTATGATCTGCCAGCCGGTGTAGATGCGTCCCTCAACCTCACCGAGCTGCCCGAGGCCGTAGACCTGCCACCAGTTCTTGTTGTACTTGTGGCTCTCGATGTCCTGCACGATCGAGGCGTCCAGGCCCTCGTTGTCGAGGTAGGTCAGCGTCAAGAAGTCGTGCTCATAGTTGGGTACGACTTCCGTGTACCACCAGAACTCACTGACGGGGTTCCAGTCGAGCCAGATGGTCTTACGCGTACGGATGCGCAGCTGGTCGAACGCTTCATACGGGATGTTGTTGGCTTCGTTGACGAACAACACATCACGCCGAGGACCACGGACCTTGCCCGGCTGGTCAGCGCTGAAGAACTCAATCTTGCTGCCAGTCTCGAACGTGTAGGTGAAGTCGGTCTTACTCCAGCGATCGTCCTTGTAGTAGCCCTGCGCCTCCATGATGTTCAGGAAGTCACGCATAGCACCGCGGCGAAGGTGTGGGAAGCTCTCAGAGACAACACTGATTAACTCGCCCTTAGTGCTCTGGGCGTAGTCAATGAGGATCTGCAAGATAGAGATGGTCTTGCCGGCCGACGTACCACCAGCCACACCACGGATGCGCTTGTTGAGCTTAAGAAGCTTGTGGGTCGCTGTCGTCGGGACGAACATTGGTTGTGCTCACGCTGCTGCCACCGAGAATCGGCTTCGGCATTAATTGCTCACCATCTTTGCCGGTCAGCTCGGCACGGGTGCTGAACTCATCCTTCTTCTTGCGTCCCAGGAAGTCGATAGCAAGCTTAGGATCACGCTGCAAGCCTCTGACCACTGACTTACGAGCAAGCATGATCGGTGTTTCCTTGAGTTCAGCTTTGCGCTGTGCATACCCTGGATTCTTCTCTTGATATTGGTACAGCGTCTTTGTGCCTATGTCAGCCCATAAACAAGCCTCTACGTCACTACATCCCCAGGCGAAGGCTTCCTCTAGCTTGGCTATCACCGCCTTAGTCATGACGGTTGGTCTACCCATCTTGCGCCTCCACGGTGACATCAACCAACACATCCGGGGCGAAGTTATCCAGCAGCATTGCAGTTTGGTCGTCAGTACGCAGCACAACCTCATACTGCTTATCTAAACTAGCAAGCTTCTTAACGCTCACTTGCTTAATCTCGGAAGGGAATGTGACTTTGAACTTATTAGCCATTACTTTATGTATAGCACATTTCGCGCTTATATACCATCCAGTGCTAGCCGACCTGCTTGCACTATGGTGTGAGTCGCTACAAGTGCATCTCGTATAGCTATGTCCGGTGGCATCTCACTACGAAGCCAGTTATGGATATACCGCTTACTAGCTGAAGTCGCTTCATCATCTAGTAGTCCAAGTTCATTCACGGTGATAAGCGCAGTGAACTCAGCCTGAAACTCTTTCACTCCGCGGTGCTCTTCAAAGTCAGTCTGCGTCAGGGCTGTATGGCCAAGCAGGATATGTGCCCACTCATGGAACATGACCATTGTCGGATGCGGAGCAGCATCACTGATAGCGTACTGCCGGCCTATGCTGTAACCCTCCCAGGTGGTCCGTGAAGGGTCGAACGGCATGCGGGTTATGTCTAGGTTCTTATGTGCAAGCTGTTGATTCCATTCCATATAGTTCTACCGCCACCAGTTATCTCTCTGCCACTTGATAAATCCTGCTACTCCAGCACACACCACGAGCACCAGGACGAGCACGAGCGATACAGGGAACGATCCCCCATGATTGGCTTCGGGAGGCAGCGTGATCGGTGGCATTGATCTCGGCAAGGTCTCCACGTAGGGCGTAGCGAACTCGTTGACGACGATGTATTGGTGCGTCTGCCCTTGGAAGTGCTGACACAACACGTAGCCGATACCAGTCCTCTGATACTCCCCCACCATGTTGCTGTAGTGCTCCGGGCTGTTCTCCCAATCACTCATATATATAGTGCCCGAGCTGCTATCGCTGTGGTCGATGTTCTCGCCGGCCATCGAGTAGTCGTAGTGTGCATGCTTGAAGAAATCGGTCCACTTCACCCGCGAGGTGGTGTGTGCGTAGTAGTTGTGCGAGCACATGTCCTGCGCTCTAGCGTGAGCTATCTTGTCGAGCGCGGCGTCTTCGCGAAGCGGCTTGAGGTGCTTCTCTGCCCGTATCGCGTTCAGCTGGACGATCATCTTCTGGATGTCCACGGCGGCTCCTCGGTGCTGGCGGCATTCTAATCCTCATAATCAATCCCGTCTATCTCTCTGCATGCCAGCTCGAACACCACATGATTAAGCTCTCGCGTGAGCACTAATCGGTTATCACCATCTTGCTCGGCAACACGACGCATAGCGAGATAGCCAAGGTGCACCTGTAACTCACATGCTTGCCACTCGACATAATCGCGTTGTTGTTCTACTTGCATGCCTGGTTCTTCATCTTCAAAACTCCCTTCTTCTAGTCTGCTCGACATCTCAAACACTAGGTGTGTCATCGCTCGGGCGATCAATGCCTGCCGGTCGACATCACGTTCTGCCGCGTGGCGACTAGCTAGGTAATTCATTTGGCTTTCTAGATCACATGATCGCCATTCGGTGTAGTCGTAGAGTCCCTCTGCCGCCATACATTAGTTGCCCGTTTAAGTGTTGAGTGGTCGTCCGCCGGCTGGGGAAGTGTCGGCGGACGACCAGGTTGGTGGTGGGCTAGGCGGCGATGACTCGCACGTCCTGGACGGCGTCCCAGCGTGCGGCCTGGTCGATGGCGCACGTGTAGGCGCTCTTCGAGTCCGTGAACTCCAGCGGGAAGCGGAACCAACGTTCCTCACCCTTGTTCTGGAGTTCCACCGCGTACTGGTCCGTCTTGCCGAGGAGCTGCACCAGCTCGTCCGGGGCAGGGGTGTCGTCGCCCTCCTTGTCCGGTGGGCCGACGATGAAGACGTCACCCATCAGCACGTCGCGGAACCTGAAGAGTGCGTTGTGCACCCACAGGATGCGCGTCGCCCGGTAGTTGAGCGGCTTCTCCTTGATCTTCCCCTCATCATCGATGTAGACCGTGGCCGGTGGCGTCTCCAGGTTGATTGCCTGGAGGTATCCCCCCACGAGCCGCTGCTTCTCATCGAGGCCGACCTGTGGGATCTGCTCCACACGTAGGGGCTGGTCCTCGTCGGCCGGAATCACGATTGCCGTGATGTCCATCCTTCACACACCTTTGAACCGCTGTGTTCTGTTGCCTGGTGGGGCGGTTCTTCCGCACCAAGCCGAGAGCACCGTGAGTGCTTCCGGTCTGGCGCTGAGGCGTGAAAGCCCCACGCGATGAAACGTGGGGCGGGACGGCAATCAAACTAAATGTTCGGAGCGTTTAGATATAGTGCCGTCCGGGTCGTATTATAAACAAAAATCGTGTGCAACTAAAGATGCGACGTTCAAATGCGACCTCTACCACTGTTGGCGTTCTTCGCCATGTCGCACAATGTATATTTTATGACCGCACCTACTAGTGTTATACTTTTATTCGTTGCTTAAATGCGCACACTGCGCACCATAATTTTATGTCGAAGCCAAATCCTACTGTGCGCAATCAAAAGATCGTGGCGGCTTATGAGTCCGGTCACTTTACGACCGAGCGCATTGCTGAAGCGTTCGGCCTGAAGCGCCGGCGCGTGCTACAAATCGTGAAGGCCGCGGGTGTCGTAAGGACACGAGCGGAGGGCAACCGCGTGGCTGCTCCATTGAAGCGCAAACATCGCCTACATATATAGAGCAGCCGCCCTGCTCCGGGGGGGTTACGAGCAGGGCGGCTGCGGCCTAGAAGTATTCGATTAGATCCAGCTCACGCCACGCATGGTTACCTCTCTACTAGTTGGGCTGCGATGTAGTCCCGTATCATCCAGAGCGTTGGTGCGGAATCAAGCACGCGAATCAACTCTTCAAGCTCCTCGCGCAGATACCGGCGATGCTCACGGGGCCGCATCTGTATGTGGGAGATGACGCCTTCTCTGGCCCAGTTGCTCAGTGTCTTAACGGGAACGTCCACGAGGTCGCTTGCTTGGGTCGGTGTAATCCAGTGCCCGTTCTCGACGCCCTGGACAGCAGCGAACCATCCCCACCGGAGCGGCATCTCAGGCATAAGAGGGTCTCCTAAAACCGGTCGGTTGGCCTGCCGCCCCGACTGCGTAGGGTGGTGTGCTTCTCAAGAAGCCGGCGCGTCACGCCATAGTCGTAACCGAGTCGGCTAGCTACCTGGCGGATACTCCATCCCTGGTCGTATAAACGCACAGCATCCAACGTCGTGGGGTCAATAGGTGGTGGTCCGGCTTCTTCGAGCAACTCACGAATGTACGACAGGACGTAGCGCCGGTGACCGCCAGGCGTGAGTATCGCCGTAAGCTTTCCTTCTCGTGCCCACCGGGCAAGCGTGGTTGGACGTACACCGAACATCTCCGCGACCTCTCTTGGACGGAGGAGATTAAGTTGTGGCTGATCTAGTGGATTACTCATGGTGTCTTTCTTTAATCCGGGAGATGAGCGGGGCGACCCAGCTCTCCCCTTCTGGGCCGCCCCTCATCAGAGACACATCATCCGGACGGGGGGCCTGGATGATGTGGCTCTGGCTTACTGGTCGACTACCCGTCGAATGCGTGACGGTCGGTAGCCCACACTTATGTCGATGAACCTGGTCTTGCCCTGCGATTCGAGGGTTCGTCTCGCGTCGGGAAACATTCTGTCGATCGGTCCGAGGTGGCTGATTGACGGAGTGAGAATGAACGCCGAGCGAGTGTTGAGCGCCGCAGCCATCGTCTTATAGGCGTCGTACTGGAGTCTGTCTGCTGGATGGGCGTAGAAGATAGCGAGTATCGTGAATTCCTTCTTCTCCGCATAGTCGCGGACTTCTTGTTCCATCCTGCGAGTATCGGCATCCGATTCTTGGACGTGGATGTAGCCGAAGGCGAAGATATGGTTTCCCATCTGCGTGCCTCTCTGCGAAGTAGAACAGCCCTATTACTGCGGGGAGCACTAAGAAACCCTCTGCTCCGTCCAGACGACCTTGCCGCCCTCACGGCAGCGGATCGCGTCCCAGCGGGCGCACATGAACTCGATGATCCCGAGTCCCCTGTGGTGTATATCGAGGTCTTCGGCTGGTATGCGTACCGGTAGAAGCGGGTTGATGTCCCAGACTTCGGTGAAGAGGCTCGGTGCGTTCCAGCGCAGCTTCAGCTTGAGACGGCCGACCTCGTTGAGACCGCGTGCCTTGTGATAGTCGAGCGTGGCGTTGAGTGCGTTGGTCATCAGCTCGGAGATCACTACTTCGTGATCCTCGGCTAACGAGGCGGGTAGGTGCCAGTGACGCAGCACCTCCCCCACGAGCCGACGCGCCAGGGGGACGGCGTTGGTCACCGCGACGAGCGTGACCGCTTCATCCGTATTGACCGGGAAATGGGCGACTACCGGCCACTGTGGGCGTGACGGGCATGCTGGTGGAGTCGTCACTAGAGATCACCTCAGATCGACCACATCTCCCTAGATCGACACACGGGGTGTGTGCCGGATGTGGCACTCTGTAGGTGCTCAAGTGTGTACCTGACAGCTAGGAACTTGCAAGGGTATGCATTTGATCGGTACCGCGTTCTTCTCTGGGAGGCTTCCTATGCCAGCTCGACCACGCGCCACGGTCCGACTGAGGCGACTCGCTGGGGCAGTCCGCCGGCTACGTGAGACACGTGAGCTGAGCAGGGAAGACGTCGAGGAGCAGACGGGGATCAATACCGCCACGCTCTACCGGATCGAGACGGCCAAGGTTCGGCCGCAGGCGCGCACGCTGTCGGCGCTCCTCAACCTGTACGAGGTGGAGAAGGATGAACGCGGCCACCTACAGAAGCTCCTACGGGAGTCGAAGCAGACGGGCTGGTGGCAGGCGTACACAGAAGAGATGCCCGAGCAGTACATGTCCTTCGTAGAGTTCGAGGATGAAGCCGAGACCGTCTGGAACTACGAGTCGCTGTTTGTTCCGGGGCTTCTACAGACCGAGGACTACTCCCGAGCTCTCATCCGCGGTGTGCTCCCCGGTGCCACGAAAGATCAGGTCGAACAACGCGTCGACGTCCGCAAGCGCCGCCAGGCCGTGCTTGAACGCGAGCAACCACTGAGACTGTGGGCTATCTGTGATGAGGCTGCGCTTCACCGGATGGTTGGTGGTCCCAAGGTCATGCGGGAACAACTCATGCACCTGGTGGTCGTGGCCGAGCAGCCGCACGTTACCCTCCAAGTCGTCCCGTTCAACGTTGGTGCTCACCCAGGGATGCCAGGATCGTTCATGGTGCTGCGGTTCGATGACGCACCGAGCGTCGTCTACGTGGACTCGATGGCTGGCGACCTCTTCCTTGAAGAGGAAGGCGAGGTAGCTCGCTACACTGGTCTCTACGAGCACCTTCGAGCCGACGCGCACAACCAAGATGCAACCAGACAGCTTCTTACGCGTGTGGCTGGGGAGCTGAAGTGAGAGGAGGGACGGTCAGTGCCCGACGACCTGTCCCGAGCTGAGTGGCGTAAGAGCAGTCGCTCAGGTAATGGAGCCTCGTGCGTGGAGGTCGCCCCTATCAACGTTGGCCTCGACGCTCCTCATGAAGACGAGGACTAAGACAGCCGGCCAGGACGAAGCCGCCCGTCACCTATCTAGGTGCGGGCGGCTTTCGTTGGTCTTACAGGCTAATGTCGGCGGACAAATTTGCCGTAGTATTTATCAGCAGCTTGGCTATATGCCCTAGCTGCCTCCTCTTTTGAGGCGTAAGAGCCAAGACTTATGAGCTTGCCCTCTACACTAATGCGCGCCTGCCATCGACCGGACGCCCGGTTGAGATAAGCACCTTTAAAGCCGGACGTATTATTGGACTGAAGACCTCTATTGCGAGAGCTCTCAAGTGGACTGGCAAGCCGTAGGTTAGAACGAACATTATTGAGTGTGTTGCCGTCAATATGGTCAACGAACCTATATCGTGGCGGATTTAAAACTGCACGCTGCAACTGTATTGACGTATGCTTACGGCGACCGGTTGCTGGATCGATGTATACGACTGGTGTCGTAACATACCCATCGGCGCGACCATACCAGGGCATGCATATTAATCGCTCGTAGTCACACTCATCGACTAGTGCAAACCTTCCTACGCCATACTGGCCACGTAAAGGTATACGTTTCACCTTACCTGGTAGAGCAGGAAGGTCGATACATACTTTCCCTTGTAGCATCTTCGTGTAGTAGCGGCGGACAATGGCATTAGCGATATAATTTAGGTCCTCATCCTCCCAAGCGGCCGGCGCATATTCTTCGACAAGCCTCTCGATGCCCTCCAGTAAATGGTCTCGATTCACATCACCTCCTTGCTCATGTCCTACCTCCACTTTGTTTGATTAACTGCTCCAATTCAGCTACCCGATCAACGAGCGCTTGTAGTGTCCACTTGTCATCTTTCCGATTTAAGAGGGAGTTCAGCTCCGCCAATACTTCTTTCTGTACGTGAGTGTTGATGGCTGCTTCGGCTTTAGATACGTCAATGTCCGGCGGTTTCAGATTCCAGAGCTTATCGGCGTGCTGCTTTAGAAAGCTCTTTAAAATCTTGCTTGGCTCGCTCTCACTAGTAGACTCTGGAGTTTGTTTGCTCATGACATTGCCTCCAGCATGTCGATTATCCTGCGTAACTTACGCTCAAGCCTACGATCACTGCAATCAGTCTCTTCATCATCGATGTATACAAATAATGCCTGTCTGGCAAGCTTCACTTCCTCTAGGGCAGTTTCAATGTTTTGTTTGCTCATCACTTTCCTTTCTCTGCTAAAAGCTCGGGGGTTTCGTAGATGTTGCCGATGACTTCAACCTCACAGTACTCTCGCCACATTAGATAATCGTAGAGAGTTTCTGTTTCGAATCGACTACCCTTAGGGCCGACTTCTCTATGTATCACAAATGAGCCGCGCAAGAATTCAACAACCGACCTGCCGTCCTCCGGGTTACTCCAATCGATCTTTCTAGGATCAAACCAGTGGACTACGTCCCCCTCAAAAATCTCACGGCCTTGTACATCGTGACGGCCGATATATTGACCTATAGTACGGGGGTCAACCTCGAACCATACGGGTTCACTGTCGTATTCCGCAGGGCCATTCACATCATCTGGCTTTGCCTGGAAACCTTCCTCGCATATTATCCATGCTCTATCTTGAGCTTCATAGAGGTAGCCATACATCCAGGCTTCATCGCCTAATCGCTGGCCCCGGAATTTTATACCTCTCATCTACTTCTCTCCTTTAGCTAGCTTATGGATCAGGGTGCGCCAGCGTGCGTTAGTATCGTTTTGGCCGTCGTCGTAGTGTGCCTGCTTGGCATGTTCGTCATCTATTGCGTAGACGTGTTTGCGTGAGGACTTATCAATATCCGCCGGCCCTTGCTCATCTAAGGCTTGTAACAACTCTTCGCGTTGGGTAGCGATGTGGGCGAGGATGGCTTGCTTGGCGTTTGGTGCCCAAGTTGGTAATATCGCCATTACTGGTTTAGAGAAAATACCTTCTAACCAGTCTTCTGTTTCTTGCTTGGCTGTCATCGGTTTGGCTCCTCGCTATACATCTCATGTTTGGTCTGTGCGTCGCGGTACATCCGGTTCCATTCAAAGTCAAAGTAATCCTTCCGTTCAGCGTGGCCAGTCTTGCCGCACTTCTCGCAGACAGCGTCGATAACATCATCTGTAAGCTGGACTATTTTTACGTCTGCGTTCGTGCACTCGTGTTTGGTATTCGTGCTCATACATTTTTCTCCTCTGTTAATTGCTCCCCGCACTTCCCACAGCTACAGTCCTGCAATACCCCAGCATCGTCGTAGTAGCTTTGGCATAGGTATTGGTCTGTGGGGAGTTGGTTTTTGATGGCGGCGGAGTATTCGGCAACTGCTTTGTTGAAGCCTCTAGCGTGATCGAGCCTAAGATTTTGATGATCTTCAGTGTGAATCCATTCGTTCCGTTTCTCCGGTGCAACAGCCAACATCGCCTCCCCCTGCTTTCTTAAAGCCTCATCTGTACGGGATTGGACATAGGATTCGATATGCGGCAGCAATATGCGTGCCAGTTGAGAGGCATGATCCTTAGTGTCGCCTCCGAACTTTGCTATCTCAGCTATCAATTGCCCCATTAGGCTTTTGGCGACTACAGCGGGTTTAGTCTCCCCCTGCTCCCTAAGTGCTGCTGCTTTGTCTTGGGCGAGGAGCTGCACACCTGACTCGATTGCTTCATCGAGTATCTGTTTGAATTTCTTTGGTTCAACCAGATAAGCCGTTGCCTCGAAACCTACTGCAAAGATTTCAGCTAGACCTTTTCTCAGCTCTGTCTCATTTGATGCAGTCATGACTTATACCTCCTCCGTATAAAGAGATAGATTAACTTAAAGCGCCAAAGCATCCACTTCGGCACATGGCCTTGCTCAGGATGGAATGGTTCCCAGGGATGGTGGTACATCCACAATGGTCTATTCGGGTCTGGTAACTTGATCACGACGCTCTCCTCTCTTTCTCTCGAAGCTTCGAGATTGCTTCATCGTCGTCACATAGTCGGGCCGCAAAGCATGGAAGACATAGGAAGCCTGCGCCTCCTGGACACACGGCGTTGAACACTTGGTGTGGTAGTAGCGACCAATCCGCGAACTTGTTGCCACAGTCAGAGCATGTAGCACCACTATCAATCAGGGGCTCAGCGCTCAGTGGACGGCCACCAGTGCTTATTTTGTCTCGGTACTCTTGAACTGCTTCGGCTTTGATTGTTTGCTCACGAGCTTCAATTAGGCGCGTAATCTTGATGTGCTCAACGTCCGTTATGCCTGGCAGTAACTCCATCAGCTTGTCGTCCAGCTCCTTATTGTGTTCTGTGGGCTCGGGATTACTCATGGTTCTTCCTTTCATGCGATACGGGCTTACCTGTTACTGAACAGCAGAGGTTCTCGTAATCGTCATCCCAATACGTTGGAGCATGATGCTCAGGGCATAGGGAGCCGTAGAATATGCGGAGCTTAGTTAAGATGTTCATGCTCTCTCCTCCCGTTGTCTTAATGAATCCATAACTTGCACCTCATGGTCGGCGAGCACATCAGCGTGCCGGCCGTCGTCGTGGATTACGAAGTAGACGGCTGGGTCGTTCTCGGGGTCTTGCTCGTGTACTTCTGGTGGTGGTAGATGCTCACTCACTAAATTGTTACCTTGTTTAACTGCCCCTAACTATGAGCCGATTGAATGGTTTAGTCAATACTAAGTTGTATAGCAGGTGTGGATAAGTGCCGCATATTTCTGCGTTTTAGGTGGCTGTGTTAATAATAGGGATGTGCATTCCACAATCCCGTGGAGCGCAAGCACGCCGAGTTAGGAAGGGGCCTTTAATGGCCATCAAGGTCATTCAGCAGAAGCTGAGCGATCTCAGCGGCACCGAGGGGACTGACGATCAGTTCGTCGAGGTCATCGTGCGACAGCACAAGGCCATCGACAAGCCGAGGACGCTGGACGTTCTGACGACCGAGCTGGAAGCGCTGAAGCCCATCACTGACCTCGTCGCACTCGAAGTCCGCAATGCGGACGGCACCACCCGAGACGTCTACGTCCGGCAGGCCGAGTTCGACAAGTGGTGCAGCGACAACGCACTCCAGAACGCCAGGAGCACCCGTGGAAGGGTTCCGGGAACCCGCATCAACGGGCAGCACTGACCCACGCGGTCATGTCCACCCATCCAACTCACCCCGCCAGACCGACTCACCCACACACGGGTTTGAGACAGTCTGGCGGGAAAACAGGTTTGCAGGTAGAAGCGAGGGATTACATTGAGCGGGTAAGAGAGACTTCTTAGGTCAATGCCCTCACTCGTATCTACAAGCCGAAGCGTATAATGGGAAGTGTTAAGAGGGTACAACATGTTAGAAGCTCTGATAATCGCCCTGGTGATACTTTTCTTCATCGGGCTAGGCGTCCACGTTGGAGGCGGGTTAATCTACCTGCTGCTCGTGGTGGCACTTGTAGGTGTTTATCGTGAGGCTGGCGCAAGGGCGACGACTATAAGGCCGCCCGAACCTTGGCCTCTTCGTGCACTCGTAAAAGACGTTCGTATGTGCGGTCTAGCTTCTTCTGATTAGTTACTACAAGACTTCCCCCGCGCACGTTCTCTGTGCCGTAGACCTCCATCAGGTCGAGAGTCTTAGCCGTCTCTGCCGCTACGGCCTCGCTCTCGCACAACTTCCCGATGGGGTATGACTCTTCGATGCCTAGAGGCTTGTGGAGCTTCGTCCACTTGGCTCCTGTGCCAGAAACATGCTGCTCGTAGCGAGCTTGAACCTTCTGAGCTGTGACTCCTACATAGCGCTTATCATGTGCTAGTAGTAAGACATAGATTTTCCAGTAGCGGACACGGCCACCAGGACGGTGCTCTACCGGCTGCAAGTCAGTAGTGGTCTTCTTTATCAGCACTCGTCGCCGGCGCTCGTTCCGCAGTCGGTTAGACAGCTCTACAAGCTCACGGTCACTAAGTTGTTGTAAGTCATATGCGTTCATATTTCGTTCGCTTGACGAGTGTGGTATATAAACCGTTCCCGTGTTCCTGATTAGCCTGTCCGATAGGTGGAAGTCCCCCCGCTACGGTTCTTTTAGCTTGGTAGCGGTCAAGCTCTTCCACCTATCGGCTCAGGAGCACGAGGTTTCCGGTATTAAGGGTTTTCGCGGGATATTGTCTAGCTCCCCGTAACTAGCACATCTAGCAGATGTTGACTTTAGTTATACGCCCATGTATAAATTAAAGCAAGAACGAAAGTTCGTTGAGAAGCACATCTAGCAGTACCCCCTAGCAATAGGGGGCTTCTCTTTTAAAGTAACCAAGCATGAACATGAAGCACTACAAAGTACCAGGCTTTAAGCCATCACCACCGCCCCAACCCAACAAAAAGGAGCTTGCCCGATTACGCAAGCTCAGAGAGAAACGTGAGGCCGAGAAGAAGCGCCAGGAGCAAGAGCAGCTAGTAGAGAATCAACGGCTCAAGCATCGCCTGCGCGCTAAGGGTATTGATGTTGTGTAGCTACTTCAATCTTCCTTGCTTCGCCAGCTTGATACCGAGCTTGCACAGGACCTCTCTTGGCGTCCGTGCCTTAGCAGTGAAATCAAGGTTCATCTGTATGCCGGCGGCTAGTTCGTACTGCGCGTACCACCAGTCACTCATCCCGCCAGGCTTGAGCGCCAGGAACAGCATGTTGTTCTCTACGCCTGGATAATCAAGGGAGTGGGGAAGGTAGGCGAGTAGCTCGTCTGTGGTCATCGTTGCTAGTTTGTCTTCTATGTTCATATCGCCTCCTACCCTAACTTGATTACTATGTCTATAAAGAAGATTGCTACCACGGCCAGCGTAAGGCCGGTCATCAGCGCCAGTTGCATCAATGCGTTCGGCTGCTTCTTGTGGTAGTACCGGCGAGCAGGGCGCATAAGGCGCGTGCCACGGTAGCTTATTTCGTGCGCCCACTTCTGCCTACGGCTAAGGCCGCGGAGTGCGAGGCGGAGGTTTTCTTGCTGAGTCATACTTGTTACCTTGTTTAATACCTTCAGTATGCGCCCAAGATCAAACTTAGTCAATACCAAGTTGCGCTATTCATGTGGATAACTCTACGCCAACCAGGCAGGCCATTCTTCCATCGAGAGCACCTTAAATAGTGGCTGTGCTTCTTCAGGTTCTTGTCGCAGAATCCAGCGCAGCTCGTCCGCACGATACTCGTCCACCGCAGCAAAGATTACGTCGGGGAATACAAGCCTTGCTTCCTTGTATGAGTTCCCCTCGTCGTCAACTAGGTAGTCGTAGAGCTTCCGACCATCTTCGTCGCGTTCAAAGAGATGCTCAGGCCAACCCTCCTCTCGGCCATATTCATACGCACGCCGGTAGTCCAGCATCTTCTGCTTAATATGCCGCTGACCTTCAGTGCCCATATCCACCTCCAGCCAGATCGGGTGCCTACCCTTTATCTCTATGTACAAGTCTGGCTTGAGGTGGTGACCATCTATTTCCACATGACAATCAGGCTCTCTTGAATAGCCGAGTATCTGAAGCGTGCCGGCTCGCTCAAGCTGGAGCACACTAATGTACATGTCAGCTATCGCTAGTGCGTGGTAGTCAACGGCGCGTCGCGGCCGATAGCGACCCTTGTGGTAGTCCTCCCAAGCAAGTGG